CCATAAGCTACCACCAGCACCTGCTATGAGCAGTAAAACAGCAGTGATGATTACGGCTTTTTTCATGGTTGCATTGTAGCATAACAGGGTTAGTTTGTCAACTACCTACCATGCCATGGTTCACAAGCTATACCGTCGCCGTCTCTGTCTAGTTCTTCTCGATAGCCAGGTTCACCTTCACGGATTGACTGAGCTCCGTCTTCACGTGCTTCAGTGCAATTTTCGTAATATACGTCATCTTCATCAGATTTATCTTCATACGATGAATTGCTCCTGGTATGACTTGAGTTATTGTTGGTAGGATTAATGAAGTAATGCCTATATGCGTATACTCCAAGAGCATATATTCCTCCCATTAGCGCAAGTATCAATATCATAGACAATGCGTCTTTCAGGTAATTATTCATACAGCCATTCACTTACTCCACCGTGGTGTGAGCAAGCTCCTCTTCCAGTAGCGTGTGATTGCCAGCCATCTCGACAGATAGCTCCAACACGATAGCGTTGTTGTTGTACTGGTTGTGGTGCAGGTTTAGGCGTACGGACGATAACGTGATTTACTGGTTGAGTTATAACCTCCACTTTATCTTCGTACCCTGGCTTGCTTGGTTTACAAATCTTTTTGCTACCAGCTACACCTTGTTGCTTTATAGTTTCAGTGTAGCCATATTGACCTGTTTCACCTTCGTACTGTGTTTCAAACGGTATTTCTTCCGTTCTACAGTCTGAATATGTTACAGGTTGTACTACTGGCGCTATAGTCTGCTGTGGCTGACTATTATTTGCAGCTCCAGCCATACCTGCTACTGCAGCTACGCCAACAACAGCACCAATAGTGCTTTTGATGATTTTGTCCTTAGATACCATTTTAGTAAAGCCTCCCATTTACTTACTAAAGTACCTATAGCATACACCACAAACCCCAAATCTCCAAATTGTAAAAATACTATTAAATTGGATAAGAGCTATCGTCTGTTGTCTGGTCACCAAGAGGGCCTAGTTCTTCGCTCCATACTGACTTGGGCGGCTTCGTATTTATCTCAAACGATCACCTCAGATTGCTACTTATACAACGCTGCGACGCACGCTTCCTTCTTTTTTGGATGACAACGCGCTCTCGTTTTTTAGAGTCACACTTCGTGCTTAATTGTAAGGTTATTATAGCACAATCTAGAGGTTAGGGCTATCAATTTTAGGTGTACTCTGGTTTTCAATGCGGCGCTGTATTTTTTCAGTATCTTCAGCTGCTGGAAAATCCTCTGGGTTCATACCTTGCTGATTGCGAATAGTCGTTCTAACTGCGTCATTATTATCATTATTATCATGAAGTATAGAGTCGTATGATGATATTCCGTAGTTTTCTATATTGGCTGCAGTCATCTCGTTTGCTAATGTTTTACCGGCTAGTACAACATTATGGGCTTTATTTGCCCAAGGCTTGCTTCCAGTGTTTAGTTTCCTTTTCATCTGCTTATTAGTTTTGCCGCCGAAGAAAGACTTATCGCCATCGCTTTTTATTATAGCTAACCCTCTTGGACTAATACCCGCCTCCATTATACTAGAAGATAGCCTCTTGTCTGATTCAGAAAATTCACGTCGGCGTGCAAGTCTATCCATATCTTGATGGTATTTCTCAGCAATTTCTTGTTTGCGCGTTTGTGTTGCAAAATAGTTCTGGGCTTCCGCAATCCTAGGTTTTTTGGTTGGATTACCGTTCTGAGCAATAACATAACATGCATATCGCGTTAGTTTAACGTCTTTTATACTCCTAGAGGTCGCGTTGTTGTATCCAAGCGATACCATTTTGAGGACTTCCTCAAAATGGTTTTCCACAGGCAGTCCAGCTTTTGTTACAGATATTTTAGACCTCTGTACAACATCGTTGAATGTTCTCCAGTTAGTATATCCAAGGGCTTCGCCAAGCTCCCTAGCATACCAGAACTCACCTTGCTCATCTTCATGCTTGATAGACTCAAAAATGCTATCACTTTGTTTGATTTTTAACTCACTTGTCATACCTTGATTATATCAAAAAGTAAAAAGCTGCCGGATAACTAAATCAAGCAGCTTAATTTCGATTCGGATTTTACTAATTATTTATATCCCTTTCGCCGTGAGTATTCGTGTATCTCTTCAGTTATTCTCTCTACGGCGTCATCATCGTCTGCAATGTTGGCTCGGATTAGCCTACGACGTAATTCGGTGAGTTTTTTATCTTTTAGCTGGCGTAATATCTTGTTGAATGTGTCGTGGGCTAATCTGCGCTCGTGACGGGACTTAAGAGGGTCATTAAACACCTTATGTAATCTAGTTAGATCGCCCTCTCTCGTCCAGTCCATAATCTATTAAGCTCCAATCCAAGGATCAGTAACTTCAACCTCTGGGTCTTTGTCATCCCCTGATGGTACTGCTTCTTCAATGACTGCAATAACCTTCTGCATATTGTCGTCGTTTGTGTTGCCATAAAATTTCTTAGCAACTTCTAGGTGACTTAATCCGCTGTTGTATGCTTCGATGATATCTTCCTTAGATACGCTACGGCTTACGATTTCACCACTAGTTGCAGTTTCTTTTGCGCTAGCGATAATCTTCTCAGCCTCTTTTTTAGCGTTGGCGATAATCTCTTCGGCTGTAAGCGCGGTTGTATTTTTCTCTGCCATTTTATCGTTTCCCTTCTTTGGTCGTAAGGGGCAGTGTTTAACCACCCCTTACTGTTATTAAATACTAGTCTTTAGCACCAGTCTTAACATTGATAATCCACTTTGGATCAAGGATTGCTGACGCAAATGCCTCAGCCTTCCAACCAATGGTCATAAACTGGTTGAGTGGGTTAGATGTATCGCCCTTGTCTGACTGCTTGATGATAATTTTCTTCAAGCCGCTACCAGCTAAGTCGACAACACCGAATGCCTCTTGACCGTGAATGAAGTTTGAGTAGACAGTCGTTGTACTTGCCTCATCCTTCTGGTTGCTTGACGCTTCGATAAAGCGGACTTTATGCAAGCGACCTAGTTCACCCTTGTATAGTTCTGCACGGCCAGTGTACTTCTGAGCGTCAATCCAAGCTGTATCACCAGTAATGTTGTATGCAGTATCTGGACCAACCTTACCAATGAAGAATCCGTCTGCATATGGGATTGCGTTGTTTTTCTTCAATGTACGTACGGCCTTGCGGATTTCTGCTACCGTCAAGATATCGTCAGCAGTAATACTGTTCAATGCAGTTTTCTTATTCGCAAACTGTACTGTAGCACCCTGATGCAATACGTCACGGACCAATGCGTCGATTGTTTCACCTGCATTTTGACCCATAGTTTCAATCGTCTCTTTCATCTCGCGATCGATTGAAGTGTTGTACAGCATGCTTGAGATTTTAGTCCACTTACCGTAGCCACGTAGAGTAGCAACGACTTTGTTGCTTCGGATAGCTTCGTCTTGTGGGTTTTCACCTTCTGTCAATGGCGTTGTAGCCAAGCCAAATGGTGATCGTTTTGTAAAGGTAACTGTTGTACCAGAGTTTTTTCCTAGAGTTTTCTTTTTAGCACCTTCTAGGTGAATTGTGCGGGCTTCGCTTCGCTCCAAGAACTTTTCCTCCAGGTATTGGATCATCTCGGCAGAAAGCGTTGCAGTTGTGTTTGTTGCCATGTTATTAACCTTTCTTAAATATCATGTCCTTGTCGACGGAGATATTCTTCCTTCTCGTCTGTAGTAAGCTTGGCGAATGGTTTAACGATCCTAGTGCCGCCTCCACGGAAATCACCAGCGTCATTAATCACAGCGCGTTGCTTAGGTACTTCACCGTCTTTGTGGAATGACTTATATAATTGATATACATCTGTACTTGAGCCAATGACTTTGCCGTTTTGGTCGTAAACAAGTACACTCTGCAGGTATCCGTTTACGGCGTTATCAAGATGTTCATCATACTGATCAGACTCTGGGTCAAACTCTGGGAAATCCCTGAGCGCCATATTTGCCTTATATGACAAATCACTTCTTGATGTTTCGACTTGGGCTTCATAAGCTGCTTGCTCCTGAGCTTGTTGCATATTATCTAGTCGCTGTTGCAACTGTAGGTTCTGCAATACCGCCTTAGCTTCAAATTCTGTGAAGAAGTCACCAGTCTCTGGGTTCTCCATCTCCATAATCTGTTCTATTGTTGGCAATTGTTGTGGCTGTGGCTGTACAGGTTGAAATGTTCTTTCGTTCTGCGCGTCAAGCTCCAATTGCTGGCGATAAGCTCTAGTTTCGTTCCGTTTAGCAACTAATTCGCGAATGACTCGGTTATCCTCCTCTAAGTCGCGTTCTAGTTGTTCACGGCGCGCCTCTTTGCCCCGTTTCGGCTTCCTGTCTTCGTCTGACTCGTCATCAGAATCAGCGTCTTTGCTTTCTTCCTTAGACTTATCGACTTTGACATGTACCACCTCGCCGCTATCTGAGATAACTGCTTTGGTTTCTGGCTCTGAAGAAGCCTCAGAGTTTTGTGTTTCAGCTGGCGCCGACTCAGCGTGGGTAGACTCTTGCTCTACCTCTGTATTAACGACTTCTTGGTTTTCTGCGTCTGACGGCACAGTACCCCTCCTTCTCATTAGATTGTTTAAGCGTCGATTGCAGGTGACGAACCTGGGTTGCGTGAGATGCGCTCCTTTGGTTAGCCAATAGCGAGGATAGCTAACCAAAGCAGAGTACCTTACTACGCCGCTTGGTCAATTACACTTTCTAAGAAGCTCCTCTCCTCTCTTAAAATCTCTACAATACGTTTGTTTGCCGATATATAAATAGCTAGCTTCTCTTTATCTGTAATTACTTCTTCTGGTATAGCGTCAGTAGACTTGTAGAAGGTAATACGCTCGTCCCAGCGGTCAAGCACCTTTTGCAACTTATTCATATCTTGCTTAATAGCATTGATCTCGGCTTGTTTAGCCTCCTCTACCCGCTTGTCTTCTTCCTCATTTGGCTGGTAATATTCTGTACTGCGCGGATATAGATTCTCGTCCATTATTCACCCTCCTTTTGGATAACTCCCATAATCGATGCGATTATTTCCTCTTCTGTAAATCCTTTTTGAATCATGCTTGGTACTTCAGCAATTAGGTTTTCTGGTGTACCTATCTGTCGTAATTCATCTACAATACTTGGCTCTATATCTTCTTGTGGCTCTACTGGGACTTCAGCAACCTGAGCCTCGTCTTCTGCGGGCTGTTCCATCTCGGCTGTAGCTGTTTCATCGGTAGCAGGGACCGCGGCTTGAGTTTGCGCCTCCTGCATTTCTTTCATCTCTTCTTCTGTAACCTTTAGCTCGTCCAATCCATCAATACCAGAGTTAGCAACAATAGCGTTCCATGCGGCTAATTTCTTATCTACTGGTACTACTTGGTTCAGTGACTGGCTAGAATCTAGCGTCTGAATCAATGTCTTCAGAGAATCTAGCTGTGCCGCTTCGCTGTTTACTTTCGTTGTTGACGCGTCAATCTTAAACTTCAGTACACCCTTAGCTTTTGAGAAGTCTACAGTTGCCTTATTATCATCATCTAGGACTACACCATCTAGTACATGACCTTTTGCTTCTAGGTCTCGCAATCTCTGTGCAGTGTCTGTGTCTAGCTGGATTATTTCTACACCTTCACGCTCTGCAAAATACAAGTTAATAGCCGTTTCGCTCCACTCCTCAAAGAATGCTTCAAATCCTTTACGCAATGCATTGTCGTCAATAGACAATTGAGCTTGTTGAGTCTTGAGCGCTTGTGGCGTTTTACCGAATCCTGGATTGCCAACCTCTGCGCTAATTGAAGTGTCTGGACTATTGACCAGGTTGAGCATTTGAGACTTCTGCAAGCCGTATAAGTTTGGATAGTCGCGGATTGCTGAAGTATCTACAGACATCGCTTCAATACGTACATTCGGGTTCTTAATTTTATTAAGACCATTTGGCTTGAATTCAAGAGTTCGCTCGTTTACGTCTCCGTATACGTTAATAGTTGGACGCAATGCGGCGGCGCGGTTGTATTGATAAGCCTGCATATCACTATCGATCAGGTTCTGTAGAGGACCAATTAATTCTAAGACGCTACGACCCAGAGGATTGACTCCATCGGCGTCATAAAAATACCAATTTAAGGGTATCTTAGCCCTTGGGTCTTTATTTTTCTTACGTCGTACAATCTTTTTAGTGGTTGGATTGAATGTAAAGAAGGTTGCGTTATGACCAATTTGAAAACCAGTTATAATTTCAATACCTGATGGATCAAGTGAGTACTGCTGCTCTGCTTCGCTCTGGTCTTTAGAGTCTTTAGTGACAATAGCTTCTTTTATTTCTTCTAGTGCCTTCAAATCCCAAGTTGGTTCGTATAGTGCGCCCTCTTTTTTGGCAGTGTGGCGTCGTTCTTTTTCGGCATCGATAAGCTTGTCTACGTCAGTCTTTTGCCACCACGTGCGCACAAATAAATAGTCGCTATCGCTAGCAGATCTTTTGCCAGGTTGAATAAATACGTCACGCCATGAGACTATTAAATAGTCTGGAAGCAGCTTGCCATCGTTGTAAGCTACTGGTGTAAAGACACACTGCGACCCAAATGACTCACCATTTTCAATAGTTATCCACATTTTATGGATCAGGTCATATTCGGCGTTGGCGTTAGGTAGGATTTCTTTTAAGTAAGAAAATTCAGCAAGTATTGGCCATGGACTATATTCGTCAGAAGTAGAGACTACACCAGCCGGCAATTGCTGTACGGCACGACGTGCAGACTTAATAATAATTGAAGCTGCTGTACCGTCTGTAGTTTTAGGAAACGCTTTAGGTATTTTAGCGTGTGGCTTATTTCTGGCAAGACGGGAATATTCCTCAAAAGCCTGCGTTAGTTTTTCCGTATAGTCTTTTGAGGTGCTACATAGATCGAAAATGTTTTCTTCTGTTAAAAAAGAGAAAGCCACTGATTACTCCAAAGATTACTGTTGTTTCAGTAAACTCTGGTTTGTTTCAGTGGTTTACGCTTGTATTATATCACATTTTTAATCAGTTGTGAAAATAATCATTTTACCTGTTTAATTTTGGTATACTCAAACACAACGTCAAATGATCCTTTGTATGATATCCTAGCGCGTCCATCATAACGGATTGACGGATTGATAAGGCTATCGTCGTTTTCAATTCTTAGTGTTAGCTCGTCAACCTTATCACGTGCTTCTGCCATGGACGCAACTCGAAAACGTTCTTCATAGTGTAGCTTAGTTGCTATAACAGTATGATTTTGATAACTGTTTTCAACTACTACAGACGTCTTATCGTCTAGCTGCTGTTGTTCTTTGACTTTTCCAAACTCTGGCACAAATTTTTTCATTTTAATCCTCCACCTCGATTATTTTTCCTAGAATATCCTCGTCTGATATTAGCAGATAGTCTTTATCGTCAAGCTTTGTCTGTGTTGCCGCATAATCACGATAAATAACATGGTCGTGCGGCTTAAAATACTTGACCTCATCGCCAACGTTAATAATTTCTGCTTGCGACAAGTTGTCTACTGCATCCTTTACCAAAAATATTCCACTGGCTGTAGTCTCTGCCGCCTCTAGCTTTTTTGCAAATACCTGATGATTTGCTGGTTTTATTGTTTTCATATTCCCCCTAATTAATTCCACATTGCTGTTAAGTCGCTATCTGCTAATGATTGATTGTATGAGGCTGAACCTACATCATCTTCTGGTCGTTGGGCTAGCTGTACTTGATATGCTAGAGAGTCGCTCGCGTCGTCATTAGTTGCTTTAGGAAACATGCTTAGTTCAAGCTCTAAGTCTTTACATAAGTTAGCGTCGCCATGTCTTATATGATAAATTCCTCCGCGTTCATATCGTGGTACCAGTGCTTCAATCCTCAATGCTTTACTGTGTCCGCCATGCTTCAATAATTCGACATCCATATAGACGCCTCGGCGCATCATCTCTTCATCCCAAACGGATTTCAGGGCTTGAGTAAACTGGTTGTCTTCAATTCCGATCTTGTGTAGGTTGTATCTCTTCCAGTTTGTAAACATGAGGTCGACAAGGTCAGTCGCAGATAGTTTTGTGCGATAGCATATTACATTCCATTTGCCTTCTCGGTCGATAAAATTAAGGGTTACGCCAATGTAGTCAGTGCCTTGCTTTACGTCGTCTTTACCTCGCGGATCAATCGTCATAACGTTGTACGTGTCAAGCTGTAAGACGTTGCTGAATTCGCGGTATTTGTACCACGCTTGCTTGAATTTGCGATTTTCTTCATCAATTGGGTTTTGCTGATAGAGTGCTGAGAATTCATAGCTGCCCATTTCTGCGCGTTTTTTCAGTAGCTTCTCAATTGAGAACTTCTCTGGCCATAGAGCCTCACCAGTTTTGCGGTGCGCATCATCTTCAGTAGCAATAGCTTTATATTCGATTATCTTCCAATCATCGTATGCTTCACCTCTAGCCTTAGCTTCTCGTGAGGCTTTGAGAACACGACCAGCTAGGTCATCGTCGTGCCAACGCGTAAGAATAAATACGATCATTGAGTTACCTTCCTCACGTGTTGAGAAGGTTGACTTATACCAACCGTCGCGGGCTTCGCGGATTACAGGGCTATCTGCTTCTTCACGGTTCTTGAATGGGTCGTCGATAATACCAATTTTGAATCCACGCCCTGTCAATGCACCGCCAACACCAACGGCGGTGTAGCCGCCACCTTCTTTTGTAATCCAGCGACCTTTTGCTCTAGCGTCTGCTCGTAAGCGTGTAGAAAACATCTTGTTGTAAGTAGCGGATTGCATTATATCCCTAGTTTTTTGACCGAAATCTGACGCTAATTCCGCAGAGTAAGATGAGACTACAATTGGAATGTTCGGGCTTTTTCCTAGTACCCACGACGGAAATTTCTGCGTGGCTGTATCACTTTTGCCGTGTCGCGGTGGCATAAAAATCATCAATCGGACATCTTCGCCAGCTAGCAATCGGCGATATCCTTGCTCCAACTCTTTAGCAATCTCGGCATGAAACCACTCCAGTTGGTACTTTGGATCTATAGCAATGCAGTACTCGGCAAAAGAGCCGTTATCTGCAATTTCTCTAAGAATCCCGACGGTCTGCTCTGGCTTTAAGTAGTTGCTCTGCTTGTTTTGCACTTAGAGCTACCCCTATATCATTACCGTTTGTAGTCATATCCAGCTTGTCGCCGTAAACTTTTGGATTCATCTTAGACATCAGCCACTTGCGCGTGTCGATTCTTAAACGCGACCTCTGTACATTCTCGCTATTGAATATATATCCATCGCCTTCTAACTTCTCCATGTAGTCGTTAGTGGCGTTATCTGCAATATCAATAATCTCTTCAGCTTGTGCATATGATCGTTCTTCACATGCATGCGCGTATTGCTCACGAAACTTATCATTTTCTCGCAACCATCGAAAAAGTGTCTGCATAGAGACCATATCTTTTTCTTTGCATATAGATCGTACTGAATAGCCTTCTGCTATTTTCTGACATATTCTATCTGCTAGTTTGTCAGAATATTTTGTAGGACGCCCGTTCTTTTTAGGTGTTTTTGTAGGCGGCTTTTTAGAAGACTTAGGCTTGCTTTTGGCTGTAGTTTTGGACATAACCAACATCCTCGCTAGTCGCCTGCGTCTTGTGAGTTAATTAAATTATATCATATTGATAAAATATCAAAAATCTTTACAAACAAAAAAGCTGTCCGACCCGATAATCAAACAGCTTAGCTCGTAATTTAATTATAACAGATTATTCAGCAAGCTCTTTCTTATTTAATTCTTATTTTTTTAGAGATTTTCTTCATATGCTCTCTGCACTCTAATATTCCATCCTTTCTCTCGTATACGTACTGTAGAAGTCCCTTTGCGTTCTCGTCAATAGATTCAACGAGGGCTTTTATGCAGACGGACTTGTAGCCATTATAAAGTTCCAGAAAAGACTCATCAATTGGGTGTTCTGCTCTGAACTTCTCCAGATAATCGTCAAAAAGACCGTCTATTACTCTTTCAACGTTTTCCTTCATCGACAAGCTCCCCTTTGAGGCGAGAAACCTCACTGCGCAGAATCTCGAGTTCATTGCTAAGTATTTCTTTTGTTATTTGATTGACAATACGAGTGGCTGGAAGGTCTTCAGATTTGTTGTATTCTATTTTAACAAGCTCCGCTGTCCACAACAATGTTCTGCTCCTATCCTTCAGAATCTCTTTTTTAACCCAATTCACAATTGAAAGTGCTTCTTCGACTGAATCTTTACACCCAGAAGACCCTAGGACCTCTACTATCGCACAATATAGTTTTGCATATCTCACACTGTCTTTATCTTCATTATTCATCTGAACGTTTCTCCCCCTCCTCAGTTTCTTTATAAACAGTTCTGACAGATCCACCATAAAGACTATTATTAACCATAGTCTGACGAAGCGTGTATTCATTATCACGAACCTCGCTTTCTATTCTTAGGCTAATACGATCGCATAGCAATTCATCGGCAAAGTTTTTAGGCTCTGACTTAACAATTTTTAGCACTTCTAGTAACGCTCTACTTCTTTCCATCAAAGACCGTTCTTCAGCCCAGTTTACAATTGAACGCATATAATCACGCGCCCGCAGCGCATCTCCATCTTTGGCAGCCCGTACGGCTTGTTCTATCAGATAATATAGGGTTTTATATTTAATACGTTCATCTTCCATTTTGAATACTTTCCCTTTTCTCTACTAATTCCTTGAATTTTTTAGCAACAGCTTTAAGACGACTAGTCCTGTCATCTTCCCTCTCTTCTTCTTTCTTAAACTGACAAATTCTACCGTCTGAATATTTTATGATGTAGATTGTAAGAACTTTCTTATCGCTAGTTCTATATAGCGTATTAGTAACATCTACAATATGCGGACGAGGCGTAAATGCGCCGCTAGTTTCTATCTCTATAGATGACTTATCTTTCGTCATTCTTCATCCCTCCAGCTCTTTAAGTTTTTCAGCAACAGCTTTGGCATATCCACCATAAGTATCCTTGCAATGCTTATCTAACAACTTAATTATTTCTTCTAGTGAATAGATGCATTTCGGATTACGCTCTTCTAGTGGACCATA